GGCGAGTGATTGGGTCGGGATAACTGCATCGAACGGCGTACTATTTACCGAGGAAATGTTCGACTCTGCTAAGGAATACGCCGACGACGTCATTACCGTAATGCGCAAAACGGGCATATTTGGCGGCGAGCATTTGAGAATAGAACAACGCGTCGAGATCCCAAAGGTTCACGAAATTAATTGGGGCACGCCTGACTGTTCCGTCTATCACGCCGCAGGTAATGCGCTTTATTTGTGGGATTATAAGCATGGTTTTGAAGTCGTCGAAGCGTTCGAAAACTGGCAGGGCATTGACTACCTAGCAGGGTTGTTAGATTTGCACGGAATTGATGGCCGCACAGACCAAAGAACTAAGGTTTATCTACGCATAGCCCAGCCGCGAGCCTTTCACCGCGAAGGTACAATTCGCGAATGGGTAATAACTGCTAGCGACTTACGGGCTTATTTTAATACGCTCAATGCTAACGCTCACGAAGCACTAAGCCCTAACGCTAAGTTTCGTACCGGTAGCCACTGCAAACACTGCACGGGTCGCCAAGCTTGCCCCGCCGCACTTAAAGCCGGTCTCGGTATGTATGAGGCTGTTAGTAAACCCGTACCGGTAGAATTGTCGCCCGACGCGCTTGGCCTGCAATTGTCAATTGTTAAGCGCGCTCGTAAACAGTTGGAATATTTAGAATCGGGATTTGAGACACAAGCCAGCGCGCTAATAAAAAAGGGAACTATGGTTCCGGGTTGGTCCGTTGAACAAAAAATCGGCCGTCAGAAGTGGGACAAGCCCGTCGAAGAAGTCATCGCGCTTGGTGATATGCTTAATTTAGATTTACGCAAAGCACCCGACGCGATAACACCGATACAAGCTAAAAAATTAGGTATTGACGATGCCGTCATTATGGCATACAGTACACACCCTAGAACCGGGCTAGAGATAGTTCCGGATAATGGAAATAAAGCAAAACAGGTATTTAAAAAATGACATCAATTACGAATATACTAACCCCCGTCGGTCGCCTAGTACAAGGCGATTGCTTCGAAGCACAAACAAAGGACGCTGAGGGCAACCCTTTAACTATTAAATTCGGCGCCAATGCCGGACAGCCTCGGGTAGATTTTTACATGGGAATTGCTATTCCTAAAACTGATCCAGGCTGGGCTGAAACATGGGGCCTTATACATGGGGTGGCCCGCGCGTCCGCTCCGTCGCTTTTTGACGCAGCCGGAAACTGTATTAGTCCGAAATTCGCGTTTAAAATAATTGACGGCGATAGTGTGGTGCCTAATACAAAAGGCAAAAAGCCATGCGAGCGCGAAGGTTTTCCAGGTAACTGGATATTAAACTTTAGTGGCGGATTTGCGCCCAAGTGCTACACCGCCAACGGCGCCGCGCTAATAACCGATCCGCTAATGCTCAAGCGTGGCTATTATGTTCGGATCTATGGCAGCGTTAAGGGCAACGGTTCAACGCAGCAACCAGGTATATTTTTAAACCACACAATGGTCGAATTAGTTGGTTACGGTGAAGAAATTGTGATTGGTCAAAGCGGCGACGATGTTTTCGGTGCGTCACCCGCTGCAGCACTGCCCGCCGGTGCGAGCGCTACGCCTTTGGCTACGTCCGCACCGTTAGCACAAGCCCCCGCACAAGGTCCGGCAATGGCTCCACCAAGCAACGTTGCACCTGCCCCAGACTTTTTAGAGGGGCCAGCACCCGCGCCAGCACCCGCGCCAGCACCCGCGCCAGCACCAGCACCAGCACCGGCACCAGCACCGGCCGAGGTAAAATATCTTGACGCAAACGGGACCCCGTGGACTAGCGAGCAATTGCTCTCGTTTAATTACACCGCCGCGCAAATAGAAGCATTACCGCGCGCGTAGTTTCTCCGACCTTGGCCCGCTTCGGCGGGTCCTTTTTAATTTAGAGGTGGCACATGTATTTCTACAAAAAAGGCGGTAAACAGATCCTTGATTTACGCGGGGACCTAATATTAACCCACAACGACGGACTGATAAAAGGCCGCGTAAAAAGCGCAGCGCCCGGCAGCGTTAAAAATGCAAAGTATATAGTGGCCCGAAACATGAGCTTTATAAGCAAAATAAAGGCCACATTTCACGTTATTAGGTTTATATTCGGCTCAAGCCAAGCGCTAGACGCTGACAAAGAAGGGCTTTAATTATGGCTGTTGATGTGTCCCTGGTGTGCGCCGAACTCGAGGCTATAGCCTGCATTTTTGCTGCATTTGAAAACCCAGATACAGCCGTCAAGTTGTTGGGCGACAAAGCTTGTTTTGAACAAGGTGATTTAGTTTACAGAACATCCCTTTTTAAGTGTAAATTGAAGCTGGTTATGCACCCGAGCGAGCAGGGCATACTTGATAGGGTTGAAAGGTTAAAAAAGACCGCTCGAAAACAATCGCGAGCTTTTGGTGGTAATAAAGCACGGAAAAGATCGTTAAATCGTGCCCGGTACAGTAAAGCCGTGGCCCAATCTTTTTTAGACGATGGCGAGATTGAGAATCATAAAACTTACGTCGAGTCCTACACATGAACGCTTCGACGCTCTTAGCTGGCCACCGCTTACCCGCCGGGTGGGGCTTTTCGACCGTGCTCCCAGACTTAGACTTCGAGACGTACAGCGAGGCGGGTTATACCTGGGACAATGAGCTCAACAAATGGGTGTCGATAACTAAATCACCCCCGCATGGTCTAGGCGCGGTAGGCGCGTCCGCATACTCTGAGCATCCATCGACGGAAGTGCTTAGCTTGGCGTACGATTTAAAAGATGGCCAAGGCGCAAGAATGTGGATTCCATCCATGCCTCCACCTGTTGAACTATTCGAACATATTGCCAAACTCGGGCTACTAGAAGCCCACAACAGCGCTTTCGAGTGGTACATTTGGGCGAACGTCTGTCATGCTCGCATGGGTTGGCCTGCGCTCCCATATTGGCTTTTGCGTGACTCTATGGCCAAAGCGCGGGCGTTCTCATTGCCTGGCAAATTAGCGAAGCTGGCCGAAGTACTAAAAGTGTCGGATCAGAAAATAGATGACGGCAAACGCTTAATTAATAAATTAACAAAACCGCGTAATCCAACAAAAAAAGACCCTAGAACGCGCATAAGACCAGAAGAAGAACCCGTCGATGGGCCTAAATTCTACGCTTACAACGTAGGCGACATCAAAGCAGAATCCGCCGTGTCTGCTCTTATGCCGGACTTAAGTACCGATGAACTAGAATTATGGCTGTTAGACCAATGTATCAATTTACGGGGCGTTCACATTGACTCTGACGGTCTTAATAATTGCCTAGCGATAGTCAAGCAAGCATTTGAGCAGTACACGGCTGAACTAATAAGTATAACCGATGGCCGGGTACAAAGCGCGGGCGAGATTGGCAAGATAATAAACTGGCTAGGCGCTAACGGGCTACACATAAGTAGCATTGACGCCGACCATGTAGAGGAAGCCCTAAAGCGTGAAAACTTGCCAGCCCATGCCCGCCGTGTTTTAGAAATACGCGCATTAATAGGCGCGGCCAGTGTTAAAAAACTGTTTGCCATAGACCGCCGCCGCTCCGCCGATGGGCGCCTGCGAGACTTATTTGCGTTCTGTGGCGCCGACCGAACGGGCCGATTTGCAGGCCGAGGACCGCAACCGCAAAACTTGCCAAACAGCGGGCCAGAGGTTGTGCGCTGCAAATGCGATCGCCATTACGGGTCACATTTACAAGAATGTCCTTGGTGTCGTTCTCCTAAAGCTTTTGCAGAATCTGCTGAATGGGGCATAGACGCAGTAAATGACGCGCTCACAGTCATAGCGTCGAAAGACCTTAAGATGGTAGAGCATTACTTCGGGGACGCTGTTGCGGCCGTTTCGGGCTGCCTGCGCGGCTTGTTTTCCGCTGCGCCTGGTTGCGACTTTCTTTGCTCCGATTATTCGGCTATTGAAGCCGTGGTCTTAGCTATGTTGTCGGGCGAGCAATGGCGAATAGACGTTTTTCGCACGCATGGCAAAATTTACGAAATGTCAGCCGCTAAAATATCCGGCGTGCCGTTCGAAGAATTGATCCGACACAAAGAAGAAACGGGGGAACATCACCCGCTACGTAAAAAAGGGAAAGTAAACGAGCTCGCTTTAGGGTTTCAAGGAGGCTACGGTGCTTGCGTTGCTTTTGGCGCTGACAAGTACATGAATGAAGAAGAGATCCGCGAGTCAATCAAATCGTGGCGCATAGAATCGCCGATGATAGTTAAATTTTGGTACGGATTACAAGACGCGGCCACCGCTGCAGTGCAAAACCCCGGCACTTGTTACGCGTATAACGGGTTAACTTATGGCGTGAAAGACGATGTTTTATACTGCCAGTTATTGAGTAGCCGTAAATTATCTTATCATCAGCCGAGGCTACACCCGGACGTTACGCCCTGGGGTAAACAGGTTCTAAAACTTACGTATATGGGCTGGAATTCTGACTATAAAAAAGGGCCTCAAGGCTGGATGCGAATGGACACTTACGGCGGCAAGCTATGCGAGAACGTCGTCCAAGCAATAGCACGGGACATATTAACGTTTGCGATGAAAAACATCGAGCGCGCCGGGTACGCTATCGCGCTGCATGTACACGATGAAATTGTTAGCGAAGTAGTAGAGGGCACGGGCTCAATAGAAGAATTCGAGCGAATTATGGCAACAATGCCAACATGGGCCTCTAATTGGCCAATACGCGCCGCCGGTGGCTGGCGTGGTAAACGATATAGGAAGGATTAAAAATGAGTAAAGTCCGAACTGGAAAATTAAATAAGCCATTAAGAAAGTTTGCAGACGCGGCGGTAGATGATCGCGGCTTTCATAAAATACCGCCTGACCGTGAGGATATGGCCGCCTTTCAAATTAGCGCTAGAACTAAAACACGTCGGCACGGTTGACTACTTTTCCGCGTCACTCTCTCGATTAGCGGGTAAGCCCGAGTTTCTTCGGCGGTTCGCAGCTTCGACGCGTTCCGCTTCTTTTTCTTTGAGTATACAAATTTCAAGCTGAGTTTTTTGGTACTCTATCCGACCCTTTCGAAAATGCGTGTAAATTAGCACGGATGAGAGGATGATACCGACAAGCGTGGCAAGTTTTCCAATGTCGTTTGGTATCATTTCAAGCGCTATGCCCATTCCCGACGCTATGGTCCCGACTACGGTGGTCCAAGCTACTTTTATGTCATTAACCAAGTTATCCACGCCGTTGTTTCCTTTAGTAATTGTTTAGAGTGTACGCGAAATTATTGTCGCGGTCTAACTTACTTTCCCGCTTTTGCGTTTGCATAATTGACACCGAAACTAGCGCTGACTATGATCCCGAATAGTGTGGTTATGGGTACAAATAAAGTCGCCACTTTATCGGTGGCTACTGATACTGATAACTGCCCGCCTACTAACACGCCGTTAACAAACTCGCCGCCCACCGTTTTTCCGATACCAAAACTTTCTAAGATTAATAATACAAGCGTAACCACAATATAAAGCGTGTAAAGGCCAGTGACCCGTCTTGATAGTTCGCGCCTCATAAGTCCATTGGGGTCTAATGTTTTGACCATTAGCACCTTCGCCTCGGCGCTCTCTTTGTCCGTTTCTATCCATTCAGACGCTATATTTTCAATGGATTTAACAGCGCCCCCACTAATGAAACTTTTAATAAAACCTATCATATTTTAACCCTATGCTTGAACCAGCCATAAACGAAAGTTTCGTCTTTCTCGCGGCGTTCTGCTAACTCTATGTAGAACGCCCCTTGTAAGCAGTTAAGTGCCCTAACTAGCGCCCTCTCGTCGCGTTGCTCTAGGTATCGAGTTAACGCGCTAATTGTGGCCAGGCCGATAATACCGTCAACTTTAAGATCACGATATAAGCCCTCGCGATTGTTTAGCACGTTTAGCGAACGCTGCAGAAATAAACCCGTGCGATTTACGCCCATATTAACGCCTGTGTCGACGACCTCTTCGGTTATCGCTTCTGATAACTTAGATAAATAGTCGCCCTGCACCGCGTCCCAGTATTGTGTCTCGTAAATACTAAAAGCCACATAGCGAGGTAGTGAGCGCATGGCCCCATGGTATCCGTAGGCGCGAGCGACGGCCGAAGTTATACCGAAGTTTGTCTCGCCGCCGGAATCGCTAGGGTCGTCGACATAACCGCCTTCGACTTTAATTATTTTGTCAATTATGCGCTGTTTCATTATAGCCCGCCTAATGTTTAACCGTCATAATCTGGATGATTAAAACCCATGCGTTTAAGTGCTTCTAGTGTTGATTTTGAGTATGTCATTATGATTGTGTTCCTATAATTGTTCCATCCGTATTGCTAGAAGGGTCAGAGCCAACTTTTAATCTTAATTTATCTGAGTCGTCAGCCCAAATTCGGATAGGGCCAAGCCTTAAAGTACCTGTATCCCATCTTCCACCCGTAGTAGGTCCACCAATTATAACCGGCCCACCGTCATTTTTTGACAGGTTAGTATAGCCTGTATCTCTTATTTCTGTTGTTTCAGTCGAAGTGCCTTTTAAATAAGCAATAATTCGGGTTAATCCTGTTGTAGCTCCTGAGCTTCTAAAAAATCTTAATATCTGGTCGCCAGTTAAATCAGGTGAATTTACATCAGTATCACAAAAAACATCTGAGCCGTTATTAGTAACAGCCGATACTTTGTGTATTTCAGTACCTATTGTCTTAGAGACTATAACATTCGGGAGTGCATTATATGTATCAGGGTCAAACGGACATACAAACTTAGTAGTTTGCGAATCGCTATATGAGTTAAAATGGTATGGTTCTTGTGTTACCCACAATCCATCGGTGCCAACTTCTGTTTTATAAGTGTGAACTTCACCATCGAAACTAAATTTATCAGCCGATGCGCCTATTAATATGTCATAGTTTACTCCGCTAGAAATAGGGTTTGCAACTGATAAATAACCGTTAGTGTTAGATGAGCAATTAACAAACGCACTACCCTTACCTAATATTTGTATACCATCACAGTAGTTATCTTGTGCTTCACCGCTTGTATATTGGTTAAATGCGCCTTGGTCACGCCAACCTCCTAAAGTATTTACAGTACGCCCATTCCAAATAGCCTTGAAGTTAGAAAACTTATTTGCTGACCCACTTGCATACAATCCAGTCGAGCCATTTTTTTCTGCATAGAAGTTACTATATATACCATCACTACTTCTAATCCAAATGCCATTCAAACCATTATGAGCCGCCGCAAAGTTATCCATAAATATTTGAAAGTTTGACGGTTGAGAATATATACCATTGCCAGCGCAATTGCCTACTGCAAAATCAGTTGCGATTACTTGCTTATAACTGTATGGAGCGTTTTGTGCCTTGTCGTTAAAGGGAGAAAAACTGTTTCCGTTATTGCCAACACCTTCAACAAAGAATATTCCATTGCCCGATGTGTTATTATCCTTGTTACCATTAAATGTTATTTTACTCCACCCAGATTGGTCACAAGATGCAGGGACGGTCATTAAATCTTCGTTTGCACCATCGTTTAATTTTATGTGCGCCGAACCCCTTGATTCACCTTCTATTAAAATCATTGTGGGTAATGAAAACCCGTCCATTCTGTGTATGCCGCTTGGGAAATAAACCTTCCCACCTAATGTATCGCCAACTATTGATAGCCTAGATAAAGCCGATGCCATTGCCACTGTATTATCAAAAGCATCATCACCTTTACCACCAAATTTCAATATATTAGCGACTCCGTTAATCTGTAATTTAGCAACCCGACCATTAGCAAAAGTAGCATCACCCGCTAAAGCAATGTAACCTGACGCTTGCAATATGTAATTTGCGTTTGCTCTTTCTCTGCATACAAACTCGGAGCCGGTTAGCGTTCTCGTGCTGGCTTCTAAAGCCGAAAACGTGTCGAATGACTCAACAGCTAATAGCGCTGTTAATCCTGAAAGGTACTGAGAATCGACTGCTGTATCGGGGCTTTGGCTAGGCGTTATTCCTGCCTCGGAAAGTATGGCTTGCTGAAATCCGAAAGTGTCGTTTAGGAGGTCCGCGACAAATGGCGTACCCGTGCCGTCCCCGGGGGTTGTTACGTTGCGAGCTGAGCCAAGCGGGTAATCTGTGCTAGCCGCTGCTATTTTTCCAATAAAAAGTGAATCTGGTTTAATCGCCATTATGCTGTTCTCCGCCAAATATATGCAACTTGATAGGGGGGAAGTAATTGTCTATTACTTACCGAAGTAGTTCCGGCCACTGTCTGCACTGTTGTCGCGTGCGCTAGCGATTCTAGGTTTTCGTTATCTTCTGTTCGTCCAGATCCGGTTATTAGTTTTCCAAGAGTTGTGGGCTCCGGTAGCGTGACACCTGATTGTTGTGATCCGTATCCGGTGATAGGGATGTCAGTTAAAGTTGCGGCGCTGTGATTGTGCGTTTTAGTTCCGCCTGTTTCGCCGGGCGTATTAAAATCGGTGTCGGCTTCGTCAAGTCCCGCTATAAAACGACCTTTAATTCGAAGCCACGTTCCAACACCGTATAGATCCGCCGGGCTATTAGAAGCGTGTGAGAAGTAAAGAGCGCCGACTGGGTTGAGTAAATCAAACATGCTTGATACCTCGGTCAACCATTTTGTGCGTGGCGAGCCTTCTGTTACCGGGTTTTGCACCGTACTGGCGGGCCCGTTTGCTTGCTTGCACACATAAGTTACACCATTAGAACCCACCACTTTAGAGCCGACCGCAAAGTCGACCTTGTCGTACCAGCGTAAATTAAATATAGATTCTAGATATTGCGGCGCTAAAACTGTGTCGGGGTTACCGTTTGGTACAAGCCCTGCGCCAGCGAGTAACGATTGCATTAAACCGTATAAATCGTCAAGCCCCGCTTTTTCTAACGGTGTGCCGTCTAAAGCGCCGGGCGAAGTTTCGTTTTTAGCGGAGCCGTACGGATAACTTGCGTTTGCGGATGTCGTGTTGGTGTAGGTGCTGTTAATATTCAAAGCCATTTAGCTATACTCCACTATTAAGCCTATCCACTGTTGGGCTGGGCATAATTTTAAACATAAAGCCTCGAACTCGTCTCGTCGGGCTAAGTCTATTGTTGCCTTGGCGCCAAAAGCCTCGGCGCCAAGATAAATAATATAAGGCCATTTAGCCTCGTCCGTCGGTATCTCGTACACTATTGTAGCAGGTTTATTTACTAATAACCTACCCGAAGCGCCGTTAGTAGCGCCGCTAATTGCCTGCGCGTTACCGCTAATTGCCACCGAGCCCCCGCTGTTTAGATAGAAACCAAGCCCGGTTGTACCGTCGGCTAACACTTCGAACGGGTTCCGGGGCGTTGGCGCGGAGGCTGTCTCAGTGCGTATAATGTTGCCCGCTTCTGCTAGGGGTTCGCCACACTCGGCTAAGGTCTCGCCGCATTCTACGATATAAGACAACTCCCACCATTCGTGCACAAACACGTTAAACCCCGCGTTCTGTAGTGATGTTTGTATGTAGTAGGGGGATTGCCCACCTAATGCTTTCCAAGTAGCATCTAAACGGTCTCGGCGCTCTTGCGTTGTCAATGTGGTCGCCGGTAGTCCGAATTGATTTTCCCACGCGTTAAGCTCGCGCGTAGTTTGTGGAAATATGTCGGACCATACTAAATCCACATGTTCTTTAATATCAGCGCCTAAAAACGTTAAGCCTTCAAAAAATTGGCGTAGCTTTTTATCAACAGTTAGGCGCCACGCTCTAGCGTTAGGTAGTAAGTGCTGAAAAATTCTAAGAAACATTAGATAAACCCTATGCTAGCCGCTTTCGCTTTTTCTCCGATACCTAATTGGTAGGTTGCCACGGGCGTTGTGTCCGTTTCTTCTATCGTAGCTGTGTCGAATATTCCGCCCGACGCGCTGACGATGCTGTCAACAATACTTATGACCGCGCCCTGAGTTATCCGGTCCCGTCTAGGTGGTATGCTTAAGCCTATAATAAACGGTTCGCGGTCTAAAAAATACTGTGTGATAGCCGCTGTAATTTCTGCTTGTACTGCTGCTAAATCGTCTACGACTATCCCGTCAACCTCTACATCAAAACCTGTTCGAGTAATTGCGTTACTGTTGACAAACGCATTAACGGGGCGCCTTGATGCTAAACCGTCTTGGTCAAAATTAACCGAGTTAAGTACTGCTAGTAATTGCGGTGATGTGGGTATGCCATCGGCTGATCCAGAACTAGCGACCGTGGCCTCTGAATATAAATCGACTTCGCCAGGGTCGCCCGTGTACGGGTAAACGTTTATGATCCCGACAACTTCCTCGCCCCATCCCTCATAATCCGAGTATGCGCCACCCTGCGGCCGTTTCTGGAATCGGTCTATTATTCGCTGGCGATACGCTTCGGTTGACTCTGCGTTGGCGCCTGTGACTGTTTGAGAGTCCACGACTGCGTTACGGTTAATGTTTGCTAGCGGGTTGGCAAAGCTAACAACGTCCGCGATCTCTAAATTGCCGATGACACCCGCGCCGCCCCCGCCTTGCTGGTCTGCCGAAGCGCGTATCGTGACTTGCACCGTTGACGCGTTTAAATTTATCGTGCCAATTGTTATATATGTCACGCCGTTGGCTGAATTAACTAGCTGAGACCCTGAGGGTAATGTGCCCGTTTGATTATCGACTGTTATGTCTATAAGTAGCTCGGCGTTGGTCGCAGCAACGGGGTCGCCTATGCCAATCAAACGGCCCCATTGCGTTAATGGTGACACCGTTTTGCCGTTTATTGTGGTTTCGCTGATACTGGCCGTTTGCACAAACATTTGTAAAAACATAAAGCCTGCATATTTATACAGTAGGATGAAAACGCCTCCGAGTGCTTTAGCTAAGACTCGTAAGAATGCTTTAGGCAACAACGGTATGGATTGATTGAGCGACGCTTCTAGCTGCGCGATTATGTTGTCGCTGATATCTTTTGTGGTAGGTGTCTGTAAACTCATGATCCCGCCTTCCAATTTTCCACAAACTCAAATCGAGACTCTTGGCCAAGCGCTTCGACATCAATTGTTAATTTTATTTTATTTACGCCCGGAATGCTAGCAACCACATTTATATAAGACGCGGCGCTGTCATTTAGCATCCAAGCTAAGTCGCGGACCGCTGCGTCCTGTAGTCGTTTAAGATTGCCGGTTGTCGCTGGCAGCCCTTGAAGTAAATTTTGTGTTTCGCTGTGATACTCTCTTGACGGGTTTTCCTCGCCAATATTGCCCCACCAATTAGCGGGATTATTCGGGCGCCCGTCATCATCCTCATTGCCGCCAAAAAGCGACAGATAAACGGCCGTATTTAGTCCGCCACCCATGATAACCATGCCGCTGTCGACTGTAATGTCACCACCGTCGGGTGTCTGAAATAAACTAATGTCGCCCTGTTGTGCTGTCATTATGTCCCCGGTGTCGGTGGCGCGTTGAATGATGGCGTTTCGTGTGTACTAAGTGTTACGTCTTGATTGTCCGCTGTCACATCGTCAGCGTTTAACGTTCCGGCTGTTAATATGTTGCCGCTCGTATCTATAGTAACACCGTTTACTAAAAAATCACCATTTACCTCTAGTTCGAAAGAACCATTGCTGTTATCGCCTTTTATACTGCCGTCGGCCTTGGCGTCAAAGGTGCTTTCGGGCGTTGTGGTTATAACTCCGCCGTCGGCTCTTAACGTAACAGAACCGTTGTCGTTTGAAATAGTCGCTTCACCCGTATTTTTTAGCCAAATTTCAGCAATTAAAACGCCGTTCTCGTCGCGCGCGTATATCCTTTTATCGCCTGGTAGCGCTTTGGGCTCATTTGTAGGGTCTAAATAACCAATAGCGGATTCTCGGCCCGTGCCGCTGTCACCGTTTAAAGCCACATAATCATTAGGCAATGGGTGCGAATCGTCCCCCGGTGCTGAGAAATGCTCGGCTGTTACGTTCGCGCCCCCGCCCGGGTCGACTTTAACGTCAGACACCTTGGCGCCGTTTTTAGTGGTTCGTAAGAATGACAGTAATACGGCTAGCCGTCCCATGGTAAAAACTCCGGTATTTTTCCGCTGAACGCGCCAGGGATCACTAAGTTAAGTGTTGCGGTTTGCGCCTTGCTGTCTTGCTCAAATTCCACAGAGCGAACAATAAATTCGTATTCTTTGTATATCATGGCGTCGGGGGCAAGCAATCGAATGGAAGAATTAGGCGCCCATAAATTACCGTTCGGATCTCGCCACGTTGCGACTCTGACAGCATAGGCGGCCATGTTCGCAAACATACGCCCCGCTTTAGCTTTTACCGCTGCGACGATGCCTGCTTCCTCTGTGTCGGGCGCGTTGAATGTCAGCGGCCGTAAAACACCTTGTAACTGCGGGTTTTTTACTGTAAAGGGGGCTTGCGGTGGACTGCCAACGCCGACCGGGGCTATGCCGGTTAGATGGCTGTAGTATTCTTGGGGACTGAAAAACGGCGCTACTGATAATAACGGAGCCTTTCC